GGGAGAATACTGCTGGCTCAGTATTTAGCTCCCGCTTGTCCGCAACAACCTTTGCGTCTGAAGATGCCCTCATAGGCATGGACCTTCCTTTGGATCCATGCTTCGCCACACCGGTTGGGGCGAAGAGTTTTCAGGTTTTCCTTGTGGTACTTCACCGGGCCCTTTCGGCACCACGGTTCTGTCCGAAGACACCAGAGTCTTTAGACGTCCCAGTTTCCCGGTAGCCATACTCTCTTTAACCATACCTATCATAATTCTCCCCGCTAGACGCGGCGGACCGTGACCGAAGTCAGAACGTGGAGTGCACCACATGTGCACACTCTCACTCCCCCACCTGCTGCAGCAGGCTTACAGCCCTAAATACATAGGGTGTCCGAAGACGGGGTTCACGGGCGGGCCAGGTCAGGCCAACACGGTTCGAATACAGGGCTAAGGTTACGCCAACCAAGGTAACCACTTCACTTCTCCTTACCCGGCACGTCAAGGGTGGTCTCCAGACCGCTGCCTCAGTGTGCGTTCCTCCAAGGTGTGCCTCTTAGCACGCGAAAAAAATCTTTGATCCGTCAGACAGAGTGAGTGGAACGAACTCATCTATACGCGGAGAGAAGGTAAAAGGAAAGCGAACAGGGCGGCGTACGAGACGATATTCTGACTCAAGACCCGGTTGATCGATCACCCACTTGGGAGTCCCCGAAATCAGGATTTCGGGACAGCAGTTATAAACTGCCTCCAAGACAGGTGCAACCCAGAGTCTCTTCCAGCACGATATCGTCCTCGTCAAGTAAAACTTGGACCTAACCTTTGTAAAGGTCTGGTGAGGAATTTTCTGTTTAATTGGGGGTACAGCTACCCCACGCCACTCGTTCACAAGGCGGTTTATATACCGGTCGCTGGCCTCCCTAATCCGTGACTCAAGGTAAGGAGTCGAATGGATAGGGGGACCTAGGACAAACGGAACTTTTCTCTCTACTCCAGTTTTGACTGGCTCGGGGTCCGCACGATCAAGCAGACCACGGAACCAACCTTTCTTGACGAGAAAATTCCACCAGCGACTAGGTATAGAGGAGAGAGGGGGGAGTACCCGAGCTAGCAGTCGGCGAACCGGAAAGGCTACAAGTAGCCAAGTCGCGGTCGAGAACTTGAGCTGACTGCAAAGCTCGAATAACGGAGTTGCGAGGGAACCGACAGGCTCCTTCCAGGCGTCAGAGCCGAGGAATCCGAAGCAGAGCTTGAGAACCTTCCTCGACTTATCATAGCGATAAGTCTGGGAATTAAGATCTCCGTACTTCTTGGACCTCATGGTCTTACTACGATTGATAACGAACCCGACGTCACTAGTACTGTGAAGCCAGGAGTAGTACAGACCACTCTCACCCGGATAGAGAATGTCATCCCCGTTGAGGAGAGAAGGGTGATCGGCAGGGTAACCAGCAAGATTGAGGGCAC